GGCTTTTGAGTATTCTTTATAGTCTCAAATTTTTGTTTCAACATGATTTCTGTTTTGTATAGATCTGTTTTATCAAAACAAATAGTAAATGCTCCACCATCATTGATGAAATTAATAGATATCATTACGTGTTCGATCTCTGGGTACATATGCTGAATAGCATAGTGATATATTCTTAATTGAGGATCATTTTGTAATTTTTCTAAAGTTTTTTCTTCTCCAGTAGCCCAGTCTAATCTTCGTCCTGTTTTCCAATCAATAACTTCTAGAGTATTGTTATTGACTTTGGTAATAAGATCAATAGTGCCTTTTATAGCAAGATTTCCTTCAAGGATTCCATCTTTGGTTTCATATCGGTATGATGACCAGGGTTTCTTAATCTCAAGATCAAAGCGTTGTTCTGGCTGAACGATATGTCTATTCCTAGGATCAAACATACCCTTATTATATTCTAAAGCTTTATTAATCCATGCATGACAATCTTTATGATCTTTTGGTTCCCAAACATGATGAGTGAACTGAGAAGTATAATATTCATATACTTGATCAGTTATTTTTTTGATACTATAATTATTAATGTCTACTTTTCCGACAACATCATCCTCAAAAATTGGATTATTGTTTTGGGTATTTAGTTTAATAAATGCTAAGATTTCTAAAGCCTTATGACAAATAGTTCCTTTGTCTGCTTTTTTATTTGATGGAGATCTTAAACCAAGGATATACTCAAAAAAATATTGCTGTGGACACATAGAGTGTGTGCCATAAGAACTACTTCTTAGATATGTAATTATAATGTGAATATTCCTTTTTCTTTTAAGAAAGCTACTATTAATTCTGACTGTTGGAAAATATTTAATCTATCATTTTGAACAAATGAATCAAACTTCCACGGAGAATATTTTTCTGGATCTAGCGCTGTTTCGCTTGGATGATCTGAATGATATGGATTTCTAGTAAGCTTTATTACTAGTCCACCAACAGCTTGAATAGCTTCCACTTCATTGGGAAATCTGCAATCAGCTATAATAGCCAAATCTGGTTTTTCATTCTTTATTCTGTTAATAGTAGCACTAGTCCATACATCATTTTTCATTTTACGAAATAAATCAGTACCAACAAATTGCATAACTTCTCTAGCTGTGAGATTTTTACCTTCCCACGAAATATCTGTTTCTGTATTCTTATCCGTATCTTCTCCGTAACATTGCTGATAAGTTAATCCAAGTATATTTATACATATTTCTTGTTTGAGTGGATCAGCAAAATTATATATCTTAACAGAACGATCTTCTCCTACATTAGCTTTATAATAACCCAAAACAGCTTCTGCACAGGTTGTTTTACCGGATTGTTTTCTACCAGCGAACGCTATAATCTTGGTCATACAATGCTTTCTAAGAATGGTTTAATTTCTGTTTCTATTTCTGATTTAGTCATTTCGCCGATATCTGATTTTGAAATTTGTGGAATAAATATTCTATATGTATTTTTACATTTTTCTTTAATCTGTTCAGCAGCTTTTCTGCCAGCATCATCATTATCTGTTAATATAACAATAGTCATAGCGCCAGAAGAATCAAGCATAATTTTTTGCCTATCACTCAGAGAAGAACCAAATATAGCTACACTATTATGTATTCCACTTTCTTCTAATCTCCATACATTTCCTGGGCTTTCAACTATTATAGCTATTGTACTTTTAATAATATGTTCTTTTGCAAACCAGAAATTATATAGACAGTTTTGACTTTTAAAGTTTACGCTATGTTTCCACTTGGAAGATAACCATTTCTTTTCATCAGATGGACAGGCCTCTTTTGAATCATGATATGATGAACATTTAGGGCATTTTTCAGATATACTCCTACCGGAACATCCTATCATATGGGTATAGTCATTATTATAGATTGGAACAACAACCCTATTAGACATCTCTTTATTTGGCTTATTACAAAATCCAATATCATATTTATTAAGTATCTCTAATGAGTATCCTCTACTTAAATAATACTCAGCTGGCATTATCAAAGACTTTCTCACTTGTTCTCTTGTAGGAAGTTGTGATACTGGAGTTTGTGTAGCTGTAGCATTACCAATATAGTTAATAGTACTAGTAAATAATTTTTTATCTTTATCTGAACCAGATATCTTGATATTCTTTAAGTCTTTCTTAATGAACTTGAGAGCAAAGTCTAAAGCATCATTAAAAGAACAGGCCTTATCTCCATCTTTTTCCCAGCCATGCTTTTGATGAGATAATACCCCTCTGATAAAACCTATTACTGATGCTTTAAATACTTTATCACATCCATGTGTTCTACACTTCCAATTACCTCGATATCGATCTCCTTCTGGATATAGATTGATAGCTGAGATGTTGTCTCCACCGTGGATAGGACAAGCCATTGAAATCATCTTATTATTTGATCTATACTCAATATTAAAAAAGTCTAGTAAGGTATCAATATTATCACATACCTCATCACAAACTATTTTAAGCTTGTGTTGATCATTCAAATGGGATTTCTTCATTATTTTGTTCTTCAACAACAAATCCATCAGATGCGCCGCCTTTATTATTAATGACTTCTAGTCTTGTTCTGCCTTCAGTAATCTTTGCACACCAACCCTTCATGTGGCAGTTGATGTAATCATTATCGTCTAGTCCACCTCCATGTCTGCTAATTAAAGGAACTAGTTTACGATTGCCATTATCTGGACCATCTTCAGCAATCTCTTCAGGAGTTTTTCTCTTAAAAATACTAAAGTTACTACACAACCAAATGATTCTATCTGAACCACTTGCTGTATCTGTGCTTTCCTTTGTAATACCATCTCTATTTAATTGGATAAATGCAACAATAGGAACCTTATATCTAACAGCAAAGTTATGCAGAGAGGTCATCATAAAACCAAGAACCTGATATTCTTTTAGGTCTTGGCTCATACCAGCACTATCCATTAGTTTTAAATAGTCATAGAAAATGACACAATCTTTTGCTGTGCCATCATCATTAAGACCAACTTCTTTTAAAACCCAACGTCTCATAATAGCTAGCTGATCTTCAAATGGTTTACCAGCAATACTTTTATGAAAGAATGGTGTTTTCTTAATTTCTTCTACTGCTTGTAGTAATTTAGTTTTCTTATCTGGTGATTCTGCAAACTTACCAGTTTCAATTGCATTGATCTCAATTTCGGTCATCATTGCTAAGATTCTGTTAATATGATCTTCTTTATTCATTTCCGTATCCATATTCAATACGGGAACCCCCAGCTTGGCTACATTACGACCAATATTATCTGATAGTAGAGTTTTACCAGTCTTAGGACGAGCAGCTATAACATTAACCGTGCCTTTTCTTAAACCACCACCAATGGCTTGATCATATGCTGGAAAACCAGTAGGAATACCAATCTGATCAGTTTTGTTCTCTTCAAGATTACGAATATAGGCATCTAGATCTTTACCAATAGTGACAGGATTATTATCGCTATCATTTAGTAAAGAAGTAAAATTGAATATCGTTTCTTCTGCAATACCAAGAATAGAACCAATAGGCTCTGTACCATTAACGTCTAGAATTTTTTCTTGAGCTAATTCAAGTTGTTTTCGTAAAAGTCTAGCAATCTCTAGCTTGCGAATCTTAGCAGCAAATTTACGAACATTATCTAAAGCTACTGGAAAATCAATGATAGCTCTAAGATGTTGAACCTCTTCCTTTTTGCTTAAGATATGTCCATAACCCAATTCTTCTGCTACTGAAAAAATAGTAGCCACATCGATATTGGGCTTTTGTTCTCTTTCACAAACAGTTTTAAGACATTTGTAAATGATAGAATTACTATCAATAGTAAATGATGTATCCTGAATAATATCAGCAATATCTAAATAAGCATCTTCGCCATAATTACATATTCCAGATAAAACAGCACGTTCTGCTGCAACGTCACAGAGTATCATATTAGCCTGCTGCTCCGGAACATTTGTTACACTTATATCTGTCTATTGAGTCTGTAATTAGCACTGGATTAACAGTCTCTTTCTTTCCACAAACTCTACAAATAGCAGTGACCAAATTGAATGGTCTAGCTCTTGGTACTGGAGGCTGAACTATTAATTTCTTATCTATTTCAATGTCTTCCATATGCATTCTTTTTTCCATCATAGCATCAAACTTATTATTTGAAGACTTTGATGTTGAAGGTTTGCTCTTGTTATTGGTACGAGGAGCTTTTTTCTTAGTCTTCAAGTCATTCTGCTCTGATGAAGCATTGTCCTGCTTTGGCAGCATAGACTGAAGCATTAAAATCATCTGCTGTATTTGCTGAGGATCTAAGTTCATATTATTGTCCATGTTTAGTCACTTTCATTCTTTGAATAGCAATTAAAATATCTGATAAGTTCTTAATAGAGTTAGCTATATATGATAAACGATCAGTTCTTTGTTTAGCATAAATCTTAATTTTATTTAAGGATTGAGCTTTATCATTATGTTTAATTGCCTGATTAGATTTTTCAACGTATCCATAACCTTTATAATTATTGATATCATCTGCTATTACTATCTTAGTAGTATCTTCTGCCCAATTATATCTAGCTATTTCTCTATTAATAGTTCGTTGAACATGAAAAGAGAACTGTGCTAATCTATAAGATATCTGACCACAATCTTCTGGAGTTAACTTTTCTAATTCATCTCTATTCATAGATAGATAGCTATTTAGTTCTGCTTCTGGCAAACCTCCAGCAGAATATCTAGGAAGACCTAGATTATTTTCATATTCATCTAGAAGATTATCCCAATCTTGTAATTCTTCTTTAGCAGTTTTATTGCTCATTTTTAATCCTATTAGACCAAAGTTCTACATCTTCATGAAATGGCAACTCAATATAAGTTATACCATTTATATCACACCATTCCTGTTTTTCCTGATCTCTCTTCTTGTGTTTAACAAATCCTAGCAAAGTGTTATGATAGAATGGCACAAATTTATAATGTTGCTCTCCATGCACCTCTATTGTTTTCTTTAGTAGAGGGATATAAAAATCTAAGTATAAAGTTTCTGATCTTCTTAGAGGAATTGCCACTTCTTCCAGAATTTGCATCGTGGGGAAGCATTTATGTAGTAAGTCCCTAGCAACCAAGTGCAAGGACGATTTGTTTTTAGCTTTCCCATGCGCAATGCCTCCAATAAGTTGCCAATTGCACATGTTACCATCAAGATCTTTTACTTGCATTTAATGCCCATTGTTTCCTTGACTTGTGCTAGTAAACTATCGTAGACAGCAGGATTATCTACTATATACTGTCTTAGTTTTTCTGTTCCTTGAAATTTAGGCTTGTCTGTAACTGATGTTAGAGTATACCAAGCGCCACCCTTTTGTATAATACCAATATCAACTGCAAGCATGAGCAATTCCATTTGCTTATCTATGCCCTGACCATATCGAATATAGCTAGTAATAGTTCCGCCGGGAGCGCCTAATGCAGAGCACATTACTTGCCATTGAATTTCTTGACCAATTTGTTGACCATCTTCTGCTGATCCAATTTTCCAAGCAGTGTGGAACTTGGCTCTTAGTTTAATATCTGTTTGATAAGCAATAGCCTGACCACTCTTTTC